CGCCATATAGCAAATGAATTTTGTTAGGCTTCTGGTTCTTAGACCGCCAAACCTTGTAGCCTAGTTTGGTTGATAGACCCTCTGCCAGCCGCTTAAGACTTCTGCTCTTAAGGCAGGTGGACAAGAGACGAACCCGCGGCTTACCTAGAACCTTGGGCTTCTTAATGACAGACTTTTTCTTTGTGGATGTATTCTTCAACATAAGAACGTGTGGTTAAGTTGGACATGTAAATCTTAAAGATCTTTTGCTTAGCATCAAACAGTGCTTCACTAATTGTACCTGTTACAACACGATCAGTGAGATCAAGAGCACTTTCTTCCGAACCAGAGTAAAGACCATAAATCTGATGCGGGGTTTCAATAACCCAACTCTCTCCTAGAAGCCACCATTTATTTGTATCAACTTCAGTAGAAGAGTTATAGTCATCACAATAAAAATCCACAGACCGGCCGATGAATTGTTTTCGAAACCGTTTGAGGGAATTTCTGCTGGCGGCGTCACGAAAGGGAGCAGTCCCTTTAACACCCCCAGACGTCTTCCGCTTCGTACCCGAGCATGAGGCCGCTACGTCCTGGCCAGTACCCTTGGCCGCCTTGTGGGTACTGACTGTAGCTTTTTTTACTTCGAGCTTTGTTTTTACAGGCTTTGTAACATCTCCATTATCTGACAGGTCAAACTCATACAGAGTGTCTACCTCAATTTCCTCCCACTCTGTAATTTTCGTACTTCGTCGAGCACAGGCAGTGGCAACAAACCCAGCTTCAGAAGCAAAAGCTACTCCAAAACTATTGATGCCATAACACAACGGTCGCTCCTTGTTGCGTAAGATATACAGCTTTTCCTTAAGCTGGTCAATCCACACGCAAGCATAAGCACCATATACATTGCTTAATGCTGTCTCTAGCTTTTCCTTGTTACCCTCACATTTTGTGAGGTGAATACCCAGAGCTTCTGAGTCTACCTCTGTGTCTGCAAGATGCTTCCAAGTATGCAACGTACCATTGTGCATGAACATGAAGCGGTCGTCAATGAGCCATGGGTGAGCATTCTCTTCGACAACCTTGCCCTTGGTGGCCTTGCGGTTGTGTCCAATAACTGCCTTGCCCTTGGCAACTAGTGCATCATGCACCTTCTTGTAAGGTTCTTCCTCTAGAAAATCCATGACATGAACGAGAGCTTCCTTAACAAGTTCAGCAGAACCATCATTGTAGAAAGCAGCCACACCTACACTGTCGTCCCCTCGCAGGGCATCAATGTAAAGCATGTCTTCAAAGATATCTCGATCACTACCACAGAATCCATTGGATCCTTTATACAAAACTCCAACTAGTCCGCACATTATTTTGTCAACCCCCCTGAAGAGAGCTTCACGTCGATGAGGGAATCTTCAATGAGATTATTGATTTGTCCCAGTGTCATACCAGTAGCAAGAGTAGGAATCACAGCCGAAGCATATGATGCCATGTCCTTGCCGCTAAGAATAGTCTTGATGATATCAAAGCCTGTGTTCTTTTCTACAAAGGTGTATAACTCCTTAAGTGTGGTGAGCCACTTCTTAAATACTTCTGGATCCTTAGTGCCATACATGTGGCGGAACTCAATGGTACCATGACAATCGGAACCATCCTTACCCGGACCCATAGGACAGATGTTAAAGGCGGTATACTTGGACCACGCCTTATGCATTGCTACAAGATTGCTCTTGTAAGTGTTGGGCAATGAGGTATAGTTGAGAGGGACACAGAAGATGTTATTCTTCCGCTCATTACCTACAAAGTTAAAGAAAAGGGGCTCATAGAGAGCATAGAGAAGCACAAGCTGTCGAGCTTCATCAGTGGTTAGACAACGAGCATTGACATGAACGTGAATACTAGTACGTTCACTGAACGGTGTCTTACCTACCTTAAGATACTTCCAAATGTTGTTAAAGGTAGACAACGCTTGGTCAAACTTCACAGGACCAAACTTAAACTCAAGCCCATTGTTACGTAGGCTATGGTCTGGTTCTACAATTACACCAGCGCAGTTTGCTCCAACGTCATCTGTGCTTTTGATATCCTCAATCTCAAGCTCTACACCACAATAGAACTCACGGCTAGTAGCCACGGCGTGGCCGCTACTACCAACGCCAAATTGATCTTGAACAGTTGTCATGCTGAACCCAATACCTTTAGTTTAGACTTATAAAACAAGGGTTGTAAATTTTCCTTGTAGATTTCCCGTGTCGTGAGGATATTCTTTGCTAGATCATACTTACCCACCAGGGTATCGTCAATGAAAACACTCCCTGTATAGTTACAGGAAATGCGCGGCGTTAACGCAACAGAAACTGTAGAGAAGTCTTCTTGTGACCAGTTCTTCGCGGCCGTATAGAAGTCCAGATAAGAAGGCTTGTTCACAAAACCTGCAATGATGCCGATATCAAAGGCATGACTGTCCCACTTAGAAGAACTAAGCACCTGGAACTTGGTGTTCTTCTCACACATTCCCTTCTTCCACTGTCGTGCTGGAATACGTGACAGATAGGCGGCTTTACCATTGAATTGGTATACCGCTTTCTTCGGAATCACGTAGTCCATTTCTTGACCCTTCTTCAGGTCAATGAGAGCTTCCTCATTCTTATCTGAGAGCACTTCCAGAAACTCATGGGTGACTCGCTCAATCCACCACAGAGTATCACCACTGAGCTTAGGGAACTTAACCCAAGTCTGGTGGTAGTATTTCTTTACATCTTCTACATTACTTTGGTTAGCAAACATACAAACCAAACTCCTTTACCATGTCTTTAGCCATAAGAGCATTGCCTGTGTTAATACAATGTTGTACATCCTCCTGTAACGCCTTATCCTGAAGATAAGACACTTCACTCTCTACAAGAGCCCGCGCAGTAGAGTCCCAAACCCATCGAATATACTTGTCGTCAAAAATCCAGAAGTTACTAAGAGTACGATACTCAACACCATAAGGTTTAAAACGGCAGCTACCAGCGCGGCCGTATAGTTTCCGCCTCTCAGAACCGTCAGTGTCCATAAGCACACTAGGAACACCAAGGAACAAATCCATGCTCCGAACAACAAGCTTGGGATCCCGTTTGGTTTCCACATGAATATGACCACCAGCACTCCGCATGTTTGGATGAGGAGGCTCAGGACGAGGGTTCGCCTCGCCAGTGTAGGCATTGAAGTCTGGTTCACAACCAAATACCTTTGCAAGTGGATGTTGAAGTTCCTTGTCAGGGAACAGAGTGCAGCTAAGCTTCGAGAACTTGGTGTCTGGTAGTCTTGATAGACCTTTCTCCATCACTGCACGAATGTGAGCAATAAATTCCTCAGCACTGCTAGCTGGAGGAACACCAAACTCAAGAGCAACATTGTCCTCCTGTAAGGTGAAGCCAGCAGGCATGTCTGGAAGCTGGAAAGGATTCCACTTGTCAGCACCAATATGCCCAATAACAGAGTGTAAGCTTCCTGTATTGTCAACAAGAAACACCTCCGGATCAGTTCCTAGTCTCATACTTCTACCTCCACAGCAGGTTCCCAACGAACAAAGTTGGGATTGGTTTCCACTGAATACTCATATCTTTTCTTATCAATCACACAAGTATAGGTACCTAGAGACGGGTCCGAGTACTGACAGATTGCTACACGATACCAATGTTTCTTAGGTTCTTTTTTCTTTAGTTCCTTTTTTACAGGTTCAACAATAGGTTTGTCTGCGTTTAGGATGCGCTTAGTCATGCTGCTTTCTCCTTGGTGTTACAAAAGAAATCATACTGATCGAACAGCCAATTGTTAAAGCGATCATTGGTGTCGTGCCATTCGGGATGACATTGAACCGCCATACAATTGATATCTTGGAACCACACAACTTCTGGTTCTTTAACCTCACGATTCTTGAGCTTCACATTGTGTGGCTCAATAGCAGGCAAATACTGCTGACTCTGTGGGTACTGACTCCATGCTAGAAGCTCATGTTTCACTTCATACGGGTACATCATCTGATGGTGCGCCGATGTTACACGCATTGTATGACCATCATATGTAGTGATGTTATGACCCGTACCATGGTAGTCACAATGCTGAACAAGCTTACCACCAACAAAGGCACAAGCAAGCTGAGCACCACGACAAATACCAATGATGGGAAGCTTAAGACGAACAGCTTCTTGAATCAAATACCATTCGAACAAGTCGCGCTTACTTGGCTCAGTGGGGCCACTGTTAAGCCAACGAGACTCTTTATACAAGGATGGTGAAATATCCTCACCGCCCCATAGAATCAGGGCATCAAGGCCCTTAAGATCCTTAGCCTTAGACAAATTCACTCCCTCATGAAACTGTGCCGAGAATGGGCCAAGTCCATGGTTACGAGAGGGAGCACCGAAGGGGGAATAACCAGCAATTTTTTTAGTCATTTCTTAAGAAAGAATGTGGGGTTGGCAACCCAAACCTTTTTAGTCTTGGGGTTTTGAAACATAATCACAAAGGGATCATCATCTTTCGGCCAAACACGATCTAGCTCAGCCGTGTTACGCATGATCTTAACAATCTCTACCTCTTCGCCATAAAGAGCAATGTCCTTTTCATTGGCATCTTTGACTTTACAAATTTCTCCTACATAAAGGTCACAGCCAAACAGCTTGTTGGAAATAATGGTGTTGCGCCGAGCAATTTCTTGAAACAGCGGCCCATCTGTATCACTCAACTCACCGTAGTCAGAAGTCGTTTTCGGATATGTCGGGGAAGAGTGCACCAAAGCTGCCGGCGGGGTTGGTGTGTGACGGTTCTCCAACCACTTCAGGGCTGCTGGTTTTCTCTTGCTCGGGAGTTTGACGTGAATCATCGTTTAAAATTCTCGGTTGTTTCTTAAGATTGAGAAGGGTTTCAGAATGATAGAGAGTTAGTGTCCTTTTCTCGGTGTCAAACTCATAGAATTCTCCTCTAATACCACCAATATCAGAAGAGGGATTGTCTCTAAACCACTCTTTCCAAGTATCAAAAAATCTTTTAGGGGGTTGACTGTCTACTTGGACTCTTGTTTCGGCGGTGTTCCAGTTTTCAGCATAGCGTCCATAAGATTTTACTTGTACTCTCAGAGTTACGACAGGCATACATCTTCTCCAGAACCAATGAAGATTTTCTGCTCAAACATAGCTGTATCCTCTGCAATGTCTTCCTCAGAAGCAATAAGAGCACAGCACTCGCTGCACATGTAAGGATAGGGATTCTCACACAAATTACAGGTGCTTTGCAGATGTAGTGTATTCGACATACTTGATTCCCCAGTGTCTGATTGCCGCGTCGCACACGGTACAGGGTTTTGCATTAGCTGGTTTACCATCTTTGTGAAACCTTTCAATTTGAATTTTGTGGGGCTTGCTACCTTTCTCCAGCTTAATCAGAGCAGCGATTTCAGCATGAAGAAAAATGCGATGACAGAGCCCAACATCGTTAGCAAAACGCGCTTGAATGGGGTGAGTTTTGCTGTAACTATTTTCCGCAATAGAGAGAACATTCCCTTTGCGGTCAGTTATTTTTGCCCTTATTAAGAACCTTTTCCGCACTAGGAGCCTCAGGTTTCTCGGTGATAATACAACGTTTGGACAAAAAGGCTAAGACTTCTGCTCCGTCAAAAGTGTTAATAGTACAACTAGCAGCATCATCATAGTCATTTTCCTCTGTACCCTCCCAAATAGAAAGAAACCATTGATTCTTTTCATATTCTTTACAATCTTCTTGAGAGAGGAATTCTTTACCGTCATCTGCAATGTACTTAGTGATTGTCTTCATGTGTTTGCTCCGTAGTTACTTCCAACGCCTTGGGCTTCTCTTCATCCACCTCATAAAGCCGGACAAGCCGCCCATCCCTAGTACCAGACCATTCTTCTGCACGAGCCTGGTCCACAGTTGTGCAAAACGTTTCATGACCATTGTGTTTGAAATAGAACTTGAAAACTCCTGCAAATTTAAACGTTGTCATTTAAAACTCGCTTGGTTGGTTTTACAACCGGTGTAGAAGGGCTTAAACGAAAGAGTGCTCATATTTATTCCTTGTTTGAGTGGAGAATATCAAAATCAAGGCGAATACGTGAGTTCACATGTTCTTCCTTGAACAACGGATGAGTGTACCACTCTGTTTCATTCTGGTACACGTTGCACACATCAATCTCATACAGGTTGAAGCCTTCTGGGCGCAGCTTCAACAGGTCTTCAAAGGTAAACCAAAAGCGAAGCTGCTCAATAGATTTGGCAGCGCTCTTTAACATGCCTTGTTTAATCTGCTCATCAAAAGGCATAGGCAGATTTTTGTTTGATAGATCAAGGGTCACAATGGTACCAGCATAATCCTGGTTGATGTGATACCACAAACCGTTACCCTTACTGAGATTTTCAACGCGATATAGTTTCATCATACACTCTTTGTGAAATGGTTGGTCCCCGGAGTCGGACTCGAACCGACACACCTTACGATAGCGGGACTTAAATCCGCTGCGGCTACCAATTACGCCATCCGGGGAAGTTGTTATAGAAGAGTAATTCCCCAAACGAGAAATACAGTTGAAATAACCCCATCAATCAGAATAGATGTGGGAGTTCTTTCAAAGTCTTTTAAATGCATGTTTATCACTTTTCCAAGGATATCCACACACAACAAAATTAATATACAGATCAAATAGATTTTCATGACAGATTGTGGCTTCCACAATGAGGGCAGCGGTTTCCACTTTGGAAACAGCCACGTTTACAGGTGTTGCAATAGCGGTAGTACATTGTTAAATTCCCATTGAGTCCCAAGCCTTACAACAATCACATTTAGTTCTATTTTTACATTCTGTCAACCCACATACGCTCGGCTCGGGCGCTGGTGCTGCTTGTGGGACGATGTCGGCGGCGGCTTCGAAGGGTGCGCGGTCATAGGTCAGCACGCAGTCTTTCCAGCTCATGGTCGCGCGCATCCAGTTCGGCGTATTGTTCAGCCTCTCCACAATGTCTGTATTGTTCTTTTCTTTTTGCAAAGAACTATGGTCGGTCATGATAACACTCCTAAGCTGCTAGCAATTAGTGTCCCAATTGCTAGGAGAGAAATCAACAAATCGGGAATGGTCAGCGGGAACTGCTCGTCCTCTAGGTTTTGGGTCCAGTGTTGCCACTGCCTCATCCCAAAGGCGCCAAACAACTTCTGAGTTGCTTTCACGCAGTGTGAACCCAGGATCTTTGCCTTCATCTAGAAGCTCCTGTATGCGCTTATAGCGCTTTAGATCGTTCATTAAACAATCCTTGTAAAATTGATGGTGGGTTACTTAGATAGCTTACAAAAACGTTCGAACAAGTTCTAGTTGTGGATGTTAGCCATTAATCCCACGTATGCTTTTTATGTGGCATACAGTTGTCACACCTACACTGTCGCAGTAGGTTCGCTCATTTACCCCATGAGTGGTTTAGCATCCCCAGACAAAACAGGCGTGTGCTTCTCTGTTAGGACAGTGCCAGTAGGCCCAATAGAACCACAGATTCTGAAGTTCCCAGCCGCTTGCCATTTGATCTGTAAGAAACATTTTACAACCCTTGTTAAACACAACAAACAAAAAAAAGCAGGCGTGTTTCCACGCCTGCCTTACAAAAAGTGGCAGTTGTACGCTACTGCCAAACGTATAAATAACCTAATCCATTACACTTAGTGGGTTTCACCATCTAAGATCGGATTTGCACCGAGCGTTAGGTTATTTAAATTGGTGCCGGTTACATTATCCGGCGGCGTTATTTAAGAGCATTCTGGTGCCTGTTTGCTCCGATCCCATACAATAAGTACAGCTAGAGGGACGCTAGGTTTGGTTTTCCCCTCTAAACCTGAGTTGAGTTATACACTATACTCACAAAGCGTTGCACTCCAATGCGCCTATGCAACATGCGCCCAACAGATTGTCCCATCAGATTGGTTTATCTTTCCAACCCAGGTAACATTACCCATACTGTTGACTATGGAAGGAGCTGAGGCACTCAGCGACAACCCACTCTCAAGAATTCACCATGTTTCGAACCATAGTAAACCCAAGAGGCTGGATTTTACGTTTCACCAACGAAGCTAATCAGTAGCCCCCACCGGCCGATTGATGTTTTGTGCGGGCACAACCCCGAATATTGAGCATACCCACGCCTCTTGGCCGCCTTGCTCGGCCTGGCGATGGCATGTGCTATTCTACACCAATCCTGCATTATACACCCGTTGTAAAAACCGGGCGTTTCGGGTATTTAACCCTCATCAGTAATGCTTACTCTCCCATTGAACAACTCGAAGGAAGATACAGAGACCACTTGATTTTGGACTTATCAAGCGTCTCATACTTTTCTTGGGCTTTGGCAAATGACAAGTCAAAGAATCTGTCGATTGTGCCATCCATCCAAGTAATTTCCAGAATGCCTGAAAACCACTGCATACAGATCCTTTATACAAGGGTTGTAAAAAGTCCCGGTTACGCTATCCGGGTCCATTACGGACGCAGCCTTAGTTAGGGCATTTTAGCTTTTTACATATAGGGCTAGATTATCCGTTAAGAGTTCGCCACGCTCAAGCTATCATAGCCGGTATCCATCAGTCTAGTTTATATAAGTGAGTTAAGCAAAACTAGGAAACTCTGACCCACTGGGAACCCCTCAGTTGCCTAAGGGGAACCCGCTAGATCAGACCAGAGCATCGCCGGCGGAAGCCGCCTTCTTGTCCTGTTCGGCACGGTCCTCTGCGGCTTCAGCAATGAGCTGCTTACCACATTCTTCCATGACGTCGGGACCCTGGTCCTTGATGTACTCAAACACCGCACTCATCACGTAGTCGCCATTGGCGTGCAGATCCTTGATCTTTTCGACCAATTCATCTACAGCCATTTGCTCTTTCAGGGACTCAGCCTTGATGGCCACGCGCTCCGTCCATTGCTTGATGGACTCACCCGCATGCTGCGGCAGGATCTTCTGCGCGAGAGCAAACGCTTCCAACGATTCCTTGTTGTCGCGTTGCGCAATGCGCTGTTCCTTGGTCGCAGCCTTCTGACCATCCCACTTGAGACCCTTCTCACCCAGCGTATCTTTGGCCGATTGCAGCGCGCTCCAATAGCCGCGCTCAATGACCTTGGACAAGTCCAGCTTCGCGCATCCGAAGATTTGCTTGGCTTCACTCAGACGAGTGTTAATCGTCCGACGCTTGGGACCATACTTCTCGGTCCCCTTGGCACCATCCTTGGCCTTGAACCCACAAGCCGCATCGGTGGAAGATGCAATTTCTTGCGCCTTCTCACACTCTGCACGAAACTGCTCGCACGTCAGTGCCGACGCCATCCGGACAATGGCCTTGACCATCGTATCCTTCGAATCGTCACCCACGTACAGGTCGAACAGTTCCTTGCCATAGTTCATATGACCGACCTTCAGACCCTCGTCGGCACCCGCAGCCATTGCAGCGGGAGCAACTTGGGATTCCAAATTGGCAAGTACGTTTTCCATTTCACAACCCTTGTTAAATCCCGCAGTATCGCGGGAATAGAGCACAACAGCTAGGACTCTCAGAAGCCTCAGTCCGGCTTATAGCTCCCAATACCATGCAAGCTATGCTCTAATCCCGAGACACTACGCGATGAACGTAGGTCCAAATACATCTCTCATACCCTCTAGGGCGCGCACGCCCCTATCTCACCAGCACGCTTTACGTGCAACCCACACACCCTGCCAGGGCATGTCCTGATTCATCCCTTTGAAGTCCTTGAAATAGCCCACTGCTTGCGCATGGGTTACGTCGTGAAACTTCTCCAAAGGTACCGACTTCACCTTGTTTCGGGTGTTTCCCTCAACAGAAGCAAAGGAAACCAACGCATAGATGGTCAGGGTTCCGCGAATTTCGTCCATTTTGTTCCCTAGTCTGCGCACCATAACGCAAGCTAACCCCATGTTAGCATACGCATGCGCATCCTAGAGGATACGAGACTTTCTATCGACACTCTAGGGAACATCCTAGGCGCAGGGGACGTGCTAGAGACAATGGCGGATTCCAGACGCTAAGAGGTTATACCGGGGCTGTTCCCCGTTGACCTAGGGGATGCAGTGCCTAACCTAGTAGCACACTTAGAATCCTATCCTTTACATTCGCGCACAAACAGCCGTTAGCGAGTGCTAGGACATTCTCTAGAATGCCGATAGATATACCATACACTCTAAGGAATGCCGCACCAGTCCCGTAAATACGGGTGTTATCATGCGGGTTTCTCTTTGATCGACTGGGGTAGACTCACGAAGACAAAAAGCGGATTGTCGGGGCTGCCTTTAGGGCAGTGTCTCGCGCCTGTCTTTACGTTGCCGTTCGAGCCCCACTAAATACATTTAGAGGAAAGCCGCTGAATTCTAGCCACTAGACGCAGAGCATACGCCCCCGCTTCCTGGCACACTGGTTGCACGTGTGCGTCTAATGTTGCGACACTCTTTAGAGTGTACAGCATCTGCAAATTGTTAAAGAATGCTCGGCATGTTGACAAGGATCAGAATGTCTCACCTTGTCTAGCCTACGCGTGACGCTGTTTTCGCAGCGTCTGGGTGTTAGAGGGGTTGCCAGTGGGTTAGTTCCCCACTGTTACAACTTTCTTGCATCCCCCTGCTTGTACACCCTTGTGAAACCGGGTCGCCCATCGGGCGCACCTCATTGGGTTAGTGTCAGTTGGGGGGCAGTAGTTCCCGGCTGTTACACTTGTTACACTGTGGATAAGCTGTGGATAACTTGTCGCTTATACACCCTTGTATAAGCTCCAGACCAGGGTGACAGGCCCGGCGCAGCCGGGTGATATGTGCAGTATATTGCATGTGTATAGGTTAGGGACAAGCTTATGATATAGATGATAGCGTCAGATCCATGATTTTAACGACAGATGCGAACAGTCTTCATTACGAAGGAGGGGGGGGGGAAACTTTCCTCCGTCCGTGTGTGACGTAATGCACATTGCTACGATTCTACAAAAATTAAAAACAAGGGTCTGTCCAATTTTTGTAAATATTTTTAGAAAGTAGGGTCTATAAGGCAATAAAAAAGCCCAGTGGTTAGCTGGGCCTTGGTTTCTTAAATAAATGTCTCTATGAGGCTAAAAAGGGCCTTGCTGAGCATTTTGGTGCTCGACCGGCCTTGCCTCTCCTGCGGAGTCTCGCATGAGTCATAAAACTCCCGTAAACTTTTCCGCAATATTTCCGTCACTCCCTGCTACACGAAATCTACGTACCTTGTCTTCGGTAGGAGCTAGTTCATCAAAAGCTGCTTGGCTAGGATGCATAGTAGGTTCTACAAATAAAATTGCTTTAAGTTTGGGTTCTTCTGTGTTGGTCCAGAAGTAAAGACAATTGTAGTCTGTACGAATAATGTATTTAGGACAAAACACTTTACGAAGATTGATAAGATTGGACATAAGTGTTTCAGTTAAAGTCCATTGTTTGAAGTATTTCATTATATATTTCCTTTTATATGATAAGTTTATTTCTATGATTTCTTACTTTTATATCTATAACTTTATTGTTGTTTTATTTAGTATTATATTATAATTATATAATACAGTATTATTATATCATACTATTTCTGTAAAAGCAAGAAATTTATTTATATTTATTTTGTAACAAACTATTGACTTTTGGTAAAAAGTATGATATAATAAGGGTATGTATAATTCTTGTGTCAAAGGATACTATGCTCAGTGATTCACCGTATAAAAAGGGCTTCAAGCCCCCTCGTAGACGAGGAGCCGGAGAGGGCTCCGTTATGAAACATTATTCCGATTCCCAGAAAGTTGAGGCTGTCACAACCTTTTTCCTTCTTGGTGGCAACCTTGCTGAAACCGGTCGTGTTCTAAAAATCAACTACGACACGCTCAAAACATGGCGTAAAAGCAACTGGTGGAGTGAAATTGAGGAGCAGGTACGTAAACAAGAAAAACTAGAAATCTCGTCGCAGCTCAAGAAACTCATGGATAAAAGCTGGGTTGTTGTGGCTGACAGACTTGAACATGGAGACTGGGTGCTCAACCAGAAAACAGGTGAAGTTACTCGAAAACCTGTGTCTATGCGAGATGCCAACAATGTTGCCAAGGTGGCTGTTGAACTGAGAGAAAAACTCGATCTCAACGAAGCCCACACTGTAGCAACTGAGAACATTAACAACAAGCTCAACAAGCTTGCTGAAGCTTTCACCAAGCTCTCCAAAGGAGAGTCTTTGGACGAAGCAGAAGACATTGAGTTCGTAGAAAGAACTGAAGGAGAACAAAATTCCTTACCAGAAGAACGGCAAGCGCAACTATAAACTTGAGTATGCCCTATACCACAGCACCCCAGAACAACGAAAAAATCGAAGTGAACGAACCATTGCACGTAACCAAGCTAATGCAGACGGACGCACGTCTAAGGGAGATGGTAAGGATTTGGATCACATTAAGCCCCTCTCAAAAGGAGGCTCTAATGCACGAAGCAACACGCGCGTCACGTCTCAATCACGCAATCGCTCATTTGCCCGCAATGCAGACGGGTCGCTGAAGTCTCAACGCTCTAAAAAGGAACGATAATGAATGTACCTCTTGAACTTGTACAACTGGCAGGTTTTGTACTTTTTGGTGTAGCTACCTTTGTATTTGGTGTAGCTTGGGGTCGTAAGTATCCTTCCAAAGTAGAAAAGCTGAATGAACAACTGAAGGCCCTGGAGGCCCAGATTAAAGAGAAAATCTAAATGAATGTTTTACTCTTTCCCCTGCTAGAGAAAGTTATTGGCACGGTTGCCAATTTCATTGATCCAACTAAAAGAGCTGAAGCTGAAATTGCTATTTTAAAGCTCCAGCAGGAGAATGAGTTTAAGGAAATTGACACTGCGTTAGCTTTTGCTAAGCAACAGACAGACATCAATCTTGAACAAGCTAAGTCTGACAGTTTCTTTGTTGCTGGTCCTCGGCCTGCTCTTATGTGGGTTGGTACTGTGGGAGCCGCTTATCAATGGATTGTTCTCCCTCTGGGAACATTTCTATACACAACTATTGCTGGCCATCCTCTACCCGTCGCACCTCCTGAAGTAGATCCTACTTTGATGACAATGCTTGGTAGTTTAATGGGCCTACAAATTGGTTTCCGTAGTTGGGAAAAGGTTAAACGAACATAATAATGCTCACAGCAAAGATTTGTTCTTCTTGTAAAGAAGAAAAACTACTATCGCTATTTTCAAAAAATAAATCAACTAAAGATGGTTTTAAATATAGTTGTAAAGTTTGTATATCTAAATATTACTTAAAAAATAAAGATTTAGAAAAACAAAAAAGAAAATTAAACTACCAACAAAATAAAAGCCAATATATAGAACGCGCTAAAATTTGGAAAGCTAACAATCCAGAGAAAGTAGCAGCCGATAGAAAACAATGGAATAATAAGAATAAATCTTTAAAAGCATATTACACTAGTACTCGTAGAGCAATACAAACGCAAGCAACTCCTAGTTGGGCTAATCTAAAAAAGATTAAACAGATTTTTAAAGATGCTCGGACTAAAAGTTTAGAGACTGGTATTAAGTATACAGTAGACCATATCATTCCTTTACATGGTAAACTTGTTTCGGGGTTACATGTAGAAAACAATTTAAGACTATTACCATATAAAGAAAATTGTAAAAAAGGTAATAAGTATGTCCCAACTTAACGCAGATGTTTTACAGGGCTTCGTAGGAAGCATTTTAGCAAGCAAGTTTGACGACGCAGTTAAAACCCCAGAATTTCACAGAGAAGGATGGAGACTCTTTTGCAGCAAAGACAAGATGGTTGCTCTAGCTGCCCCACGTGGCCATGCAAAAACCACAGGAATGACGGTGTCCTACGGATTAGCAACTCTCCTATTCCGGGAGAGGAAGTTTATGCTTCTAGTTTCGGATACCGAGTCTCAGGCAGCAATGTTCCTTGGGTACTTCAAAGAACAGCTTCAGGAGAACACTGCCTTAGTAGAATTGTTTGGCCTAAAGAGAAATGAAAAAGGTCTGGTACAGTTTGTAAAAGAAACTGAAACCGACATTATCGTAGAGATGGAAGATGGACACAAGTTTCGTGTTATTGCCAAAGGCGCAGAACAGAAGCTTCGTGGTCTAATTTGGAATGGTACTCGCCCAGACATTATCCTCTGTGATGACATGGAGAACGATGAGCTGGTGATGAACAAAGATCGTCGGGAGAAAATGCGCAAATGGTTTTACTCAGCTCTCCTACCATGTATCAGCTCGAAGGGGATTATCCGTGTAGTGGGTACCATTCTGCATATGGACAGCTTGCTGGAGCGTTTAATGCCGAAGCCCTACGACCGGTTCAGTCATCAAGATGGTTTACGTCTCTGGTCGGAATCTCGGCGCAACGGATGGACATCGATCAAGTACAAAGCACACAACGAGGATTTCTCCCAAGTCCTTTGGCCGGAGAAGCATTCGAAGGAAAGCCTTAAGCAGAAACAACAGGAATACGCCGGTATGGGTATGCCAGATGTTTACTCCCAGGAATATCTTAATGTTCCTCTAGATGAGTCGGTAGCTTACTTCAAGCGCAATGACTTCGAACACATTACGGAAGACGATGCAAAACTACCACTCACCTATTACGTTACCGCTGACCTTGCCATCTCAGAAGCAGATCGTGCTGACTACTCCGTTTTTATCATCGCAGGAATGGATGAGTTTCGAAGAATACATGTTAAGAACGTTATTAGAGAAAGACTTGACGGACGAGAAATCGTAGACACTCTTCTAAACATTCAACGGGTATATGATCCAGAGATTGTTGGTATTGAAGAGATGCAAGTCAGTAAGGCCATTGGGCCTTTCTTGAATGAAGAGATGGTTAGAGAAAATACCTACCTTTCTCTCATTAAACTCAAGCATGGTGGTAAAGATAAAATTGCTCGCGCACGTAGCATTCAAGCACGTATGAGAGCTAAAAGCGTTAAGTTTGACAAAGGTGCTGATTGGTATCAGGCTTTCGAAGAAGAACTTACACGGTTTCCACGAGACACCCACGATGACCAGGTAGATGCTTTCGCTTACCTTGGTTTACTTCTTAATACTCTTGTAGAAGCTCCTACCCAGGAAGAACTTGAAGAAGAAGAGTATTTCATGGATCTAGAACAATCAGGAACAAATTTAAATGGACGAAGCCTTGTCACCGGATATTGAAGAAACAGGTGCAGAAGAGTCTCCTGAGCAAGAAAGCAAAGAGAATCTATTTGATGCTCAGATTCTCAATGCCAACCTTGCCGAGAAGCTCGACGAAGATACCCTGAATAAAATTGGTGAACAATGCCGTTCCGGGTTTGAACTCGACCTGCAAAGTCGCTCTGATTGGGAAGTAGATTTAAAAGAATGGATTGATTTAGCTAAGCAGATTCGAGAAGAGAAGTCTTTTCCCTGGCCCGGAGCTAGCAATGTTAAGTATCCTCTTCTTTCTACTGCTGCTATGCAATTTGCTGCTCGTAGTTATCCTTCTCTCCTGCCCTCCAACGGTCAAATCGTTAAGAGTCAGGTTATTGGCAAGGATCCAACGGCACAAAAACTAGAAACAGCCAATCGCGTTTCCATGTATATGTCCTACCAGCTCATGCATGAGATGGATGGATGGGAAGAAGACATGGATAAGATGCTTATGATGATTCCTGTTGTCGGAACTGTCTTTAAAAAGACGTTTTACGACAAGGCAAAGGATCAAATTGCGTCCAATCTTGTACTTCCACAGAATTTAGTAGTCAACTACTGGACTAAGTCGCTTAGCGAATGCGAAAGAATCTCTGAAATCATCAGACTTTCTCCTCGTTTGCTGAAAGAACGCCAAAACCAGAAGATTTTCCGTGATATTGACCTAGGTGATGCCTCACTTCCTGTCAATGAACCACAAAACAATGGTATGGTGGCTGATGAAACAACTCCTTATGAGCTTGTTGAACAGCATACCTTCCTAGATCTAGAAGATACCGGCTATCCGCTCCCCTACATTGTAACTTTTGAGAAGAATACAGGTAAGGTTTTACGGATTGCTGCTCGTTTCTTAACAGATGATGTAGAACTCGATGACAAAGGTAAGATTGTCAAGGTTAAGCCGCTTCAAATGTACACCAAGTTTGGGTTTGTACCTAATCCCGATGGTGGTTTCTATGATATCGGCTTTGGTGTACTTCTGGGTCCTCTGAATGAGTCTGTTAATACGCTTATTAACCAGCTCATTGACTCTGGTTCATTAAACAACCTACAAAGCGGTTTCATTGGTAAGGGTCTGCGGCTCCGTATGGGAGATCAAACCTTTAGCCCAGGGGAATGGAAGAATGTCCAAGCCACTGGTGATGATCTACGTAAACAAATTGTTCCTCTTCCTTCTAAGGACCCTTCCAAATTTCTTTTTGAACTTATGGGCGCTCTAATTCCCTCTGGTAAAGAGCTTGCTAGTGTGGCTGAAATCTTTGTGGGCAAGATGCCCGGACAGAATACACCCGCCACTACCACAATGGCTTCTATTGAGCAGGGAATGAAAGTATTCACTGCTGTTTATAAGCGTCTTTTCCGTTCCCTCACCGAAGAGTTTAAGAAAGTCTTTGCTCTTAACCATCTGTATCTTGACCCACAGAAATATATCTCGGTCATTGATACACAAGTTGGTCCCGAGGATTTTGATTCTGATGAGTATGATATTTGCCCAGCGGCAGATCCTACTGCAGTATCACAAACAGAAAAGCTTCTAAAAGCACAGGGTCTTGTAGAAATGCTACAAACCTTTGGTCCTATGATGAATCCTGTCGAAGTGTTGTCTCGCGTGCTAGAAGCACAAGAACAGCCCAACTGGCAACGTGTTATTGCACAGCAGGTCTTGGCAACAGGTCAAGTACCACCTCCTCCTCCAGATCCAAAACTCTTGGCTATCCAAGGCAAAATGCAAGCAGACCAGCAAAAAGCTGCGCTTGATACTCAACAAAAACAAGTTGAGATGGAACTGGATGGTAGACAAGCTGAGCAAAAAATGCAAATGGAAGCTCAGGCCCATGCTCAGAAAATGCAGATCGAGAGCGAGAAAGCTCAGGTCAAAGCAGCTAGCGATATCCAAATGGCAAATATCTTTGCCGCTACAGAGCGTGCTAAAGGGCAGCAAACTCTGGTGAATAATCAAGATGCCCATGCGCAAAAGATGACGCAAGAGAAGGAGAAAGCAAAATTAGTACAGAAGCAATCGGCGGCCTCGAAATCGAAGACTGGAAAAGGCACGAAGTAACGCGCGCTTTCCGTAAGGCTCTACACCAACGATATGAAGACATTAAAGATGAAATCAGCTCGTTTACTGCAGAAGATCTAAAGTTTCGACAAGGCTATATTCAATGTATTTTTGATCTCGAAGAATTCTTTACACAGGAGACTGGTAGCAAATGATTTCAGTAACAGGATGTAGAATCTTAATTAAACCTCAGAAAATCCAAGAACACGATAAAATCCTTGCTCGGGCTGTTAAATCGGGTCTTATCCTCCCAGAGTTTACAGAACGTAAAGAGCAAGCAAACGTGGATAAAGGCACTGTAATGCAAATCGGTCCCAAGTGCCATGAAGATTATCTAGGTGTTACACAAGTAGGTGACCTCATTGGTTTTGCTAAGTTCGGTGGTAAGTTTGTCACCGACCCAGAAGACGATGAAATTTACCTCGTTATAAACGATGAAGATGTCGTTTGTATTTTTAAGGATAAATAATGACTGAAGAAATTAAAACTGAACAAGGCGCCCCAGAACAACATGAGGCACCTCAACTAACAGAGATTGAGCAACGTGCCCTTGAGATGGGCTGGCGTCCCAAAGAAGAGTTTGCTGGTAATGAAGATGATTTCATTGATGCAAAAGAGTTTGTTCGTCGTAAACCTCTCTTCGATAAAATTGAATCTCAGTCAAAAGAAATCAAGAATGTTCGTAAGGCTGTTGAAGCTCTTAAAGAACATTATTCAGCCCGAGAGGCTGCTGCAGTACAAACTGCCCTGAGTAAGCTAAAAGAAGCCCGCCAAGAGGCAATTACAAATGCTGACGGTGCTGCCTTCGACCAGATTGATACTGAAATCAAACGGGTGGAAAAGGAAGCAGATCGGCTACAAAAGCTCGACGCAGAACAACCACAAGAACCAGAACTACATCCAGAATTCGTTGCTTGGTCCAAGCGCAATAGCTGGTATAGTGATGTTGGTTATATGCGTAAATGGGCAGATGACTATGGTATTGAACTAGCTCGGCAAGGCACAGCCCCAGCCGATGTACTCAAGAAAGTAGAAGCTGCGGTTAAGAAAGAATTCGCACACAAATTTACTAACCCTAACAAAGCAGGTGCTCCTGACGTTGAAGCTGGTGGTCGTAGCTCGGGTGGTAAAAGTGCAGACAAATTCGAACTAACTCCTCAAGAGGAGAAGGTTATGAAGACATTGGTTAGTACCAAAGTGATGACCAAAGAAGACTACATTGCGCAGGTAAAAGCCATGCGTAATGCCAAGTAACTAGAAAGGGATAAAAATGGCTCGACAATCAACTCCCCAAGAGGCTAGTGCCCGCCCCCGTCGTACTCCAGTTGCTAAACGCAATCGCCTTGAAATTAAAAACAAGGAAGCTGGGTACTTCTACCGGATCGTCAATGACGTAGATGACAAGGTTTCGCTCCTAGCGGAACAAGGTTATGAAATTGTTCCTGATGCCAAAGTTGGCGCAACAGGCAGTCGTCGTGTTGACAATCCATCAGCACTCGGTTCAGCATCTTCTATTTCTGTTGGTCAAAACACTAAGGCTGTCGTCATGCGTATTAAAGACGACTGGTACAAAGAAGACCAATCTGTTAAACAACAAACAGTAGATGATTCAGAACAAACCATGAAAAACCCCACTGCGGACTATGGCTCGATTCGTCGAGAAACCAAGTACACAGAAGGTTGATTAAATGGCTAGCCGGGTGCCTCCTTCTAAATTTTAAATGAAAGGATCTGGCTATGGCCAATACTTCTCGTATTAATGGCTTCACAGTAATCGGCACTAATGGTGGCGGCAACAACGGTAAGGTTTCTCTTTATTATGTCGCGTCAGCGGCTGATGAAATCCTCCGTGGCGACGTTATCAAGCTAAACGGTACTGCAGATGTCAACGGCGTACCTACCGCCGACCTATGCGGCGCTGCTGATGTTCCTATCGGTATTTGCGTCGGTATTCTCCCTAACAAGTTTGATCCCGCTGGTAACATGACCTCCGGTTCTCTCATCCTTGACGTGCCTGCTGCAACTCAAATTGCTGCTGCTGGTGCTGGTTATATTCTTGTGGCAGATGATCCACATATCGAAATGGAAGTGGAAGCTTCTAACGGCACTCCTGTCGTTACCGATATGGGTCTGAATGCTTCACATGCCAACGGTGCTCGCACCGCTGCTACGGCTACTTCTCCTGCTTATCTGGACTTTGGTACTGAGAACACAACCCCTACCCTCAACTTCCAGATTCTCGGTTTGATTCGGCGTGTGGATAATGAGATGGGTGCAAGTGCTCGCCTGCGCGTTCGCTTCAACCGTCATCAGTATAACAGCGTCGGTACTACCGGCATCTAAGGGGGGATAGCATGAGTGTAATCAATAGTTCCAGTTTTGCTAAAGCCCTATGGCCTGGTGTTAACACTTGGTACGGCGAGGCATACAATCAGTATCCCGTGGAATGGGATAAGCTCTTTGAAAAGAGCACTTCACGTAAGGCATTCGAAGAGGATGTCGGTACTTCACACTTCGGTCTGGCAGTAGCCAAGTCTGAAGGTTCACCAGTTACTTATGACGCTGCTCGTCAAGGCTTCACTAGCCGCTACCAGCACGTTGTGTACGCACTGGGTTTCATCATCACTCGTGAAGCGTTTGATGACGACCAGTACGATGTGGTTGGTAAACTGAAGGCCCAATCGCTAGCTTTCTCTATGCGTCAAACCAAAGAGATTGTTGCGGCTAACATCTTCAACCGCGCTTTCAGCACCAGCTATCTTGGTGGTGACGGTGCTTCTCTCATCGCTTCGCTGGGCGGTGGTGGCTCAAGCTCCCATCCGAACGTGGCTGGTGGCACCTATACAAACGGTGTTGCTACTGCAATCGACCTTTCAGAAGCCGCTCTAGAACAAGCTTGTATTGACATTGCTGACTTCAAGAACGACCGCGGCCTCAAGATCGCTGTTCGTCCTCGCAAGCTGGTGATTCCGAAAGAGCTGATGTTCGAAGCTCATCGTATCCTGAAGACCGACGGTCAAGTTTACAGTGCTGATAACACTCTAAACGCCATCAAGACTATGGGTATGATTCCTGAGGTTGTGGTCAATCACTATCTCACAGATACCGATGCTTGGTTCATCCTCACCGATGTCAAGAACGGTCTGAAGTACTTCGAGCGCAATGGTGACGAGTTCACTATGGACGAAGATTGGGATACCGAAAACGCTAAGTATAAGGCTCGTGCTCGTTACAGCTTCGGCTGGACCGATCCACGCGGCATCTACGCTAGCCCAGGTGTCTAATGGTTTGGGGGAGGGTTTCGGCCCTTCCCCTTTCTTTCTAGGGAAATATTCTTACTAACTGCCCTAGCAGACGATATACAGATAGTAAGATTTGTCGTATATGACTAAAGGAATTTAAAATGGCACGTACTACTTTTGACGGTCCTATTCGCATCCGCCGCGGTGCTACAGTAACTCAGGCTGCTAGCCGTGCTACTGGTGTAACTATTAATGCCCCTGCTGGGCAAATCACAATGAACGCTGCTTCTCTTGCCGCTGGCGCTGAAGCTACTTTCACTGTTACCAATTCATATTGCAATGTGGCTTCTGTCCCTGTTGTTGCTCTACAAGCTGTCGGCACTGGTTTACCACAGGTTTATGTCAGCGCAGTTGCTAACGGCTCATTCAATATCACTATGACCAACCTAGACGCTGCCACGGCAGACACTACGGCTGATGTCATTAACTTTATCGTTTTCAACGGCTCTAACGCAGAGCGCGGTTAATCATGACTAACGTAACAACGAGTTCTCCTCTTGTTACTCCAGTTCGGCGAGCAATCGCAAACCCTAGCACAGCCACTACTACTCAACTGGTAGCGGCTGTTGCTAACAAAAAGTACCGTGTACTGGGTTTAGCTGTAGTGACAACCCTAGCGAACAACGTAAACCTAGAATCAGCAACTACAGATATTACTGCTGTATTTCCTCTAGGCGCTAATGGCGGTGTTGTTCTTCCCTATAACGAACATGGTTGGTGTGAAACCGCTGCTGGAGAAGCTTTGCAGGTAACTACCTCGGCTGCTACCGCTGCTGGTGTACATGTCCTCTATGTAGAAATTCCGGTGGCTTCCTAATGTTTCAATGGCTTAAAAATCTATTTGGTGCAGATATTGCGGACGGTCCTTTCATTCTACCGACAGGTCCTGTAAGGAAGAATGCTTCTGCTGTTAAGGCTGCTGACTACCCTAAGTCACAATACTCAGTTTACTGGGAAGTTGTAAAGACTATTGATGGGACTGGTTATAAGGCTGAGGTAAGGTTTAATCCTTGGGTAGGTGGTGGGACACTTAGTGCTTCAACACTAACATCTCGTGATGTCAACGATCTTCAAGAACAAGTAAATAAACTTATTGTTCAGAAGATGGCAAAGTATAAGGTGGCATAATGGCACTAGCTTATTCAACTACTCTTAGAAATACCCGTCTAGATGCTATTGATGATGCAGCAAACGGTGGTGCCGGTGCTGCTCTTTTACGTATCTATGACGGTACTCGTCCTGCTACAGGTGGTACAGCCACAACTCTTCTAGCCGAACTCACTTTCAGTGATCCGGCTTTTGGTGCTGCTGGTTCTGGTATTATCACTGCCTCTGCTATTACACAAGATGCTAGCGCTAATGCTACAGGTACCGCTACGTGGTTCCGTGTTGTAGATTCCAGCGCTACTTTTGTAATGGATGGTAACGTGGGTACTTCTGGCTCTGATCTTAACATGACTACTACTTCAATTGTAGCAACCCAGCCAGTATCCTGTTCTTCGTTTGTTATTACTGAGGGCAATCCTTAATGAGCTTTAAAACAACTCGTATTGGCTTTCATCAAGTAGTTCAAGGTGATGTTGTAGTTTCACAACATACTGACCTGAAAGAAGCTTACGAAAAAGTAAGTGGGCTTCCTACAGGTGAGTATTTTGTTATTACAGCAAATGAGCGTATTGCGGTAACGCAGCCTGTGGCTGCTCCTGCCCCAGCTCCAGCACCTAGCCCTGCTCCAGTTCCTCCTCCCCCACCTCCGGCTCCCGCGCCAGCGCCTACACCGGCTCCTGCTCCTGCACCAACTCCGGTGCCTCCGCCAGTAACTGGTAATGCTCTGCTAGACAGTGTTCTAGACTTTGCTGAGACGGCTGCTCGCAATTGGAGCTATGATGGTCACAATGTGGCTTTTGGTGTTGGTGATGCAAGTGGTGGCAATCCTTTCAACGAGAACTTCGGTTACTGGGATTATACCAATACAACCTATGAGCCCTGGCTCTTTGATCGTGCTGGTGCCTGGAAGCTTCTAGCTGAGCTTACTGGCGCTGCTAAGTATGAGCAACAAGCTCAAAGCGATCTAGCTTACTATGAGAGTCGTTTAGATGCCAATGGTATCTTTATGAATAAGACAGGTGAAGAGGATACCAAGTACAGTTATGTACATCCTTGGAGTACCAACCGCGCTAAACAAGATGCTGCCTATACAGCAGCTCAAGCAGGTTTCCCTGACAACTTCTCACCAACCGCAGGTCTTTGGACTGAACGTGAGCTGTGGGTTCGTCTGAATGCTGCTGTCAATTATCATGATGTAAACCCCACTATCGCTGTTCTGGGCAATGCTCAAGCAATGGTAAACCAGTGGGACCAAGCTTGTGCTGGTCGTAAGGCTCCTCTGGTAACCTATACACAGCATGAGGGTGGTGGCCCTGGTGGTACTCAGCCAGGAGATCTAGTTACTTCTCCTTGGATGTCTGCACTATATTTCCAGGCAGCTCGTAAGTATATTGCTAAGGTTCCTAGTGCTGCTGCACAAGTATACCGTCAGGCTTCAGACTACTTTGATTATCTGAATGAACCTGGTACTCGTGGTTTCTATCCTGGTAGCGATGCTCATGCAGAGTTCACTGGTTTAGTATTCCCCGCTTACCTAGCTGGTGGTACAACCATTGGTGATGCTGGTCCTGATGAAGGTAACATGGCCCATGCTCTAGACGTAGCTGGTTTCTGTGCTTTTGCTATTAAGGCAAAACAAGCACTAGGTCTTCCTACTACCCTAGCTGCTCAGCGTCTTGCTGAGATGAAGGCAACGGCTGTTCGTGACTTTGAGAATCAGACTCGTACAGCCAATTGGCTACCCAAGTATCGCGTTAATCCTCCACGGAAGTTCAACTGGATGGTTCGTGGTATTTATGAACTAATTCGTAACGAAGGATAAGTTGTGGCAATTACTACACTAGACGGTATCTTTGCTGGATTACGTCCTCCAGTACGTTTTTCGAAAGCGGTGACCGCCACTCTTGTGGCCGGTCGCCCTGCTTCGCTATGGCCGTTAGGTGGTACTCCAGGTGCTGGTTCTCAAAACGGCACACTTAATGGCGCAGTTTTAGACAGTTCTACAACCATTCCTAACGGTGCAATTGCTCACTATGACCCAGCTTCTGGGAATAGTTATCTAGCTTATCTAGATGCTATTGCCACACAAGCTGGTCAACTTTTAGTGTTGGATCGTTTGTGGAGCAATGGTGGTTACACAATTACATCTACCGCTGCACAGAACTCGACCACGCCTACATGGCCAAGTCGTTGTCCTACATCTGGTACAGATGACACACCAGCTACAACTGGTTTAGGTGTTATGCTTGCTGTAGAAGTTTCAGCAGCCACAGGCGCTGGTACTCCCACAATTACTATTAGCTATACTAACCAAGCAGGCACTGCTGGTAGAACAGCCACAAACATTCAAGCTACTGTGGCCTCTAGTGCTATTGGTGCTACATACTTCATTGGCTTGCAAGCAGGTGACACAGGCGTTCGTTCAGTACAGTCACTTACTTTAAGTGCTACCTGGACTTCTGGAACTATGAACCTAGTTGCTTATCGAGTGCTTGGTTCACAACCAGTTCAGGCACTTATCCCTGCATCCACTGACTCACTAACTGGTTTGGGCACTCGTATCTATAATGGTACTGTACCTTGGCTTGTATTTATTCCTAACACCACTACAGCAACAATCGTCTCAGGAACTTACATAGAAACACAGGGGTAATTAAATGGCTGGCTCCATCGTTCAACAATGGGGAGCGGAGAATGGAGCAGCAGGAACAACGCTAGCCACAGGTTCCGCTACCGTAACGTCTGGTAACTTCCTAGTTATTCAGACTAACTCCGATACGGCAGTTACGTGTACAGTTACACAGAACGCTGGTACAGCTACAATTGGCACTATTACTGAACAGACTTCAGTAACAGAAGCCGCAACTTTTGAAACGACAAAGACCTATACCTGTAGTATTACAGGTTCTGGCACTTTAGATTTACTAGCTACCTTTGGTGCTTCTGATGCAAATAGAGAAATCTTTGCATGGGAAATCACTGGAGTATCTAGTTACTTCGGCGCGAATGCACAGACTGATACTGGTAGCAACCCTACCGCAACATGTACAGTAGCTAGTGTAGTTGCTCCCGCTTTTGCGTTCATGCTTTGTATTGACGTACAAGGTGGAACCCCAACAGCAGGTTCTGGTTACACAAGCTTTGGTACTTTCGGTAGTGCTGTTCACTTTGGTAGAGTTCAGTACAAAGCAGTAGCAGCTAATGGTAGCGTTACTGGTAACTTTGGTAACGCAGGCTTTGACAGAACAAACTCTGTACTAGTTATCTGGAATGAGCCATCTCCTCCAGCTATTACTGTACAACCAGAGCAACAAACTGTTGCTAGTGGAGCTACGGCTACTTTCTCAGTTACCGCCACTGGAGCTACAAGCTACCAATGGCAAGTAAACTCTTCAGGTACATGGGCTAACGTAAGTACGGGTTCTGGTGGAACTACAAGTTCCTACACTACTGGTACACTTGGCACCAGTGATATTGGAAGTCTATTTCGCTGTCAGGTAACCAATGCCGCTGGCACAGTAAACACTGCTGAAGTATTTGTGTTCCTTACCAACCAGCCTAGTGCTGGTAAAGGTCAGAATGGTTATGGTTCTGCCTGGGCACGTCGTACGACCCGTCGTACTGGTAATATTCGCTCAAGAACAGTTGGATTTATTCGCACTCGTGCGAATAGAACACCTAGTAAAGATAACAGTGCATTAACGTCAGTCTGGTTTAACTGGTTCTTTCCAGCAGCTACTAGTACTACACCAAATGGTACTTTAGCTAAAACCAACCTAAGTGACACAAGTGCTGGTCAAGCTACCACCACTATTGTATCTTCGTTAGCTAGAACAAACACTAACGATACTAGTGCTGTTTCTGTTACCACAACTGTTCTTTCAACACTTGCTCGTACAAATCAGAATGATACTAGCGCAGCGACAGGTAATACCTGGCCTTCTAGTACCCTAGCAAAAACAAATGCTGATGATACTCTAGCGGCTTCTGGTAGTGTTGGTGCTGCCATTACTTCTACTCTAGCAGTAACGAATGCCAATGATACTAGTGCAGTACAAGTAACAACTACGATTGTTAGTTCACTAGCGCAGACCAATCAGAACGATACTTCAGCCGCTAGTGTTAATACAACGGTTGTAACATCTCTTGCTAGAACAAACGCTAATGATACTAGCAGTGGTGTAGGTACAACGACAATCTTAAGTACTCTTGCTGTAACCAATGGTAATGACACAATCAATGCTAGTGGTTCTGTAGGTTCTGCAGTTTCTAGTTCTTTAGCAGTCACTAACGCAAACGATACTCTTTCTAGTACTGGCTCTACTACAATACTCTCCACCCTTACTTTTACAAATCAAAACGATACAAGTTCTATTAGTGGAACAACTTCCCCGAATGCAACACTTTCTAAAACTAATGGTGATGATACTTTAGTAGCCTCAGGAACCTCCGGCTTTCCTGCTGCGGGTATTGGAACCAAACTTCCACTAACAGGAGTAGGCGGATAATGAATGAACAGGAAACAAACCAACTGTCTGAGCGAGAGATGCTCATTGCAAAAGAAGCAGCTAAAATTGCTGTTAAAGAAATCCAAGATTCTTTCTATAAAGAAGTAGGTAAAGGTGTAGTTACAAAACTACTTGTTTGGATTGGACTAGCTACTGTAGCTTTTTTAGCTGGCAAAGGTTATATCAAGTTCCCATGAGAAAAACTAAATGGCCTGGTAATTGGAAGTATGACTGCCCTCGTTGCAGTTTTACTTTCCCTTCTTCCGACATTCGTAAAGAATGGACGGGCCTATATGTATGTAGAAGTTGCTGGGAACCAAAGCATCCTCAGCTAATGATTAAGATTAGGCCAGAAACTGCTGTGCCTGCTTTTAAGAACCGAGAGTCTATTACAGAGTTTGTGCCTGCTAGCTGTGATATTGTTTCTTCTAGTGGCTACGCTGGCTTAGCAGAAGCAGGTTGTGCACAAGCAGGTAATGATTCTGTTCCTTACTCTGTTCTTTATGATCTTACAACTAACGGACATGAATAAATGGCTACTTCAGGCGTAACGACCAACCAACTTACACGTAATCAATTCATCGAGGCTGCCTTGCGCACCCTCGGTGTTTTAGCTTTAGATCAGACTCCTACTACCACTGAGTATACCAATGCCCTTATTAAACTGAACGCTCTTATTGGAGAGTTCCGTACTAAGGGCCTTATGGTTTGGGACCGTACAACCTACACAATGAGTTTAACAAGTGGAACGTCTTCTTACACTATTGGAACTGGGCAGACTCTCAATACTCCTTACCCTGTCCATTTGCTACAAGCTGTACGTTTGGACTCGACTT